ACTGCGCTAAAATCAGTAACTTTGTCGTCAAAGTAGGCCAAACTGTTCCAAGCAGTAGTGCCGTTACCTATTTTAATCTTGTTGTTGGTTAGATCTATACCAACTTCACCTTGACCCAGCGTTGGATTTGATGCAGACCATGCTGCTGCTGTATCTCTTCTTAATTGTATTTTACGTGCCATTATGCTCCGCCTCCGTCTATTGAACGTTCGTCATCGAATACTGTGGAGGCTGCTCCTCCGTCAAAATCTTGTGCTACAGTGAGATTAAACTTGTTTGTAACATCATTATACTCTACTGTTATGCCTTCATGGTCGCCATTTATAAACATTTCAGCAGCATAATCTTGTGCTAGTTCAGTTAATTCTGTAACTCCTGTCAAGTTATACAATTCTGTAAAATTAGCATTAACTTTTGCAAATGCTGTTCTGATAGGGTCACCGTTTTTAGCATTTGCTGCGGTACCTAAGTCGATAGTTAATTTAGCCATGGGAGTCCTATATCTTATTATTAGTATTTATCGGAACCGATAAATATAATATTATGCCACGTTTATCACTTTACCGCCCAGAAAAAGGCAACGATTATAAATTTCTAGACCGCTCAATCAGCGAAATGTATCAGGTTGGCGGAGTAGAACTGTATGTACACAAATATCTCGGACCTAAAAATCCCAGCGATGAAGATGCTACTGCTGATCAACCTCAATATGACGCAGTAAAAGAAACAAATATACAGGATTTATTATTTTTAGAAAACCGTGATAGAACATACGATCCTAGCATTTATAGAATACGCGGTGTGTACAACGTGCAAGATCTTGACTTTAACCTAAGTCAATTTGGTCTTTTTATCGACAACGATACACTGTACATGACGGTGCATATTAATGATTTTATTCGAACTATTGGACGCAAACCGTTAAGCGGAGATGTAATAGAAGTGCCTAATGTTCGAGACGATTTTGCATTGAACGAGTTTGATGTAGGATTACCCAAGTACTTTGTTATTACTGATGTAGGTCGTGCTGCTGAAGGATTTTCAGCAACTTGGTATCCGCATTTATATAGATTAAAACTTAATAAAATCAGTGATAGCCAACAATACAAAGACATTTTTGCTCAGAAAATTGTTGACCCTGTTACTGGCGAAGAAACAGATAGAACTCTAAAAGACATTCTTTCTTCTGCACAAAAAGCACTGGATATTAATGATTCTTTAATACAACAAGCTGAAGCAGATGCGCCAAAAAGCGGCTATGAAACTCAGCAGTTTTATACTTTAGCAGTTGATGACCAGGGCAATGCTGCTCTTCAAACTGTAGATCAAAATATAGCTGATGCCAGTTATGAAGGATTAGGACTTAATGCTGCAAGACAAGATGCTAGACCTAAAAGAACAGGATATTCCGGCTATCTAGTAGGTGACGGTGTTCCTGAAAATGGCGCTGCATTCGGGCATGGAATAACTTTTCCTAACTATGCCATAGATGGTGATTATTTTTTACGTACAGACTTTTTACCTAACAGACTATTCCGCTTTGATGGAATCCGCTGGGTCAAGCGTGAAGATGATGTAAGAATGACTATGACTCCAACTGAGAATAGGATGACGCAGAAAGGTTCATTTATCAACAATGCTAATCAAACTGGTGTTGATCTATTACTTACTGATATTACTACTTCTACAACTAATGAGATTGTTACCACAATTAATTTTGTTAGCGGTATGTATGCAGAAGTTGCACTTGCTGACAGTCCTTATATCAAAGCTCAAGTTACAGCTAACGGCTTAGGAAAAGCAGTTATTGACTTAACTGAAGACTATGCTGTAGGTTCTAAAGTTGAATATAGACTATATAGATCTTCTACTGCTGAAAAGGTTGCACTAAGTAAGGCATTGAAAAAGAAACCTGGGGCTGATTTATAATGACAACTTATTTTTATGACGGACAGATTCGCCGTTACTTGTTACAAATTATTAGATTAATGAGTAACTTTAGTGTTCGTTACGGAGACGGGACACTAGTTAGGATACCTGTAATCTATGGAGACCCTGATAGACAAGTAGCTAATATTCTAAATCAAAATAGTGATAATGCTGTGCAAAGCGCACCTCGTATTGCAGTCTATCTTAGTGAACTAGAACTAGACACTAGTAGAATTGGAGACAGCAGTTATGTAGGTAAAGTTCATGTAAGAGAACGTGCCTATGACGAAGAAACTAACAGCTATCAAAATGTTCAAGGTAACAACTATACTATCGAAAGATTGATGCCTACGCCTTATAAGTTAACTATTAAAGTTGATATATGGACCACAAGCAATGATCAAAAATTGCAAGTTCTTGAACAAATATTGATGTTGTTTAATCCCAGTCTTGAAATACAGACTACTGACAACTACATTGATTGGACTAGTTTAAGTGTTGTAGACTTGACTGGCGTAGCACTGAGTTCTAGAACAGTGCCAACTGGTACTGCTACTGATATTGATATAGCTACGTTAACTTTACAAACCCCTATTTGGATAAGTCCGCCTGCTAAAGTTAAAAAATTAGGGATTATTACTCAGATTATTTCTAATATCTTTACTGAAAAATCTACGCCTCTCGGAGGTTACGTAGAAGGCCTAGGAGTAGATCCAACAGGTAACGAATCGTATCCTCAAACTCAACTAACATCTTTTATAGTTTCTCCGGGTAACTACGATATAGAAGTTATGTCAGACACTGCTAGATTAATAGGATTTGACAGTGAGTATCCCAGCTGGGAACATATTATTAAAAAGTATACTGGAACTTATCGTGCAGGTCTAAGTAAAATTTATATTACACTAGACAACGGTAACAAAGTTGTTGGTTACTTTAGTCTAAATCCGTTAGATGATGTTTCTATATCTATTAACTGGGATGCTGATACTTATCCCAGTAATACACAATTAACAACTAACAATCGTGCCAGTGAAGGTACGTTTGATGCTATTATTGATCCTAAGAAAACAGGACCAAATGATCCTAAATTACCTTCACTAGCTGCTGGTTCTAGATATTTGATTGTTGACAATATTGGCGGAGGCATTAGAGAAACAGTTACATCTGAAGATAGTATTCAACGTATTAATACAGATGTATTGTATAACAAAATTGTTGATTCTTACACTCGCGTATTTGTTGACGGTACGCCTGTTACATTTAGTTCTCCTGTACCTAACAACACAGAAACAGGAAACTATATCATAGTTCTTGATACACCTGCACCAGCGAATAGTGAAATCAGTTACGAACTTTATAAAAACGATGACGGGCCAGACGCATGGAAAAACTTAGATGGCAGCGATTTTATTGCTGAAGAAAATGATGTTATTGAATGGAACGGTAACAAATGGTCTGTTGTTTTTAGTGCTGATGAAAACAAAGATCAGATAATATATTTGACAAACATCTTTACAAACACTCAATATGCATGGAATGGTGTAAGTTGGGGCAAGAGTTTTGAAGGTGTTTACAGAAAAGGAAAATGGCATCTTGAACTCTAAAGACAGGATAGTTTGTAGTGGTGCTGTGTTTTACAGCAAAGCTACACGCAGATTATTATTGTTACAAAAAGCTAGAGGTAAGCATCAAGGAACTTGGGGACTAGTTGGAGGTACTAACGAGTTTCAAGAAACACCTTGGGAAGGTCTTAAAAGAGAAATACAAGAAGAAATAGGATCTATTCCTAAAATTCTTAAAACTATTCCTTTAGAAACATTTGTTAGCAATGACAGCGTATTTCATTTTCACACATACTTGTGTGTAGTTGAGCAAGAGTTTATTCCCGTACTTAGTGATGAACACATAGCCTATGCATGGACTACAGTAGACTTTGCACCAAAACCTTTACATCAAGGATTGCGTAATAGTTTTGGCAGCAAAGTTATTAGAAATAAACTTGAAACAGTATTTGATGTAATAAGTTTAATTTAAGCAAATGTAGCGTTAACGGTGTACCATTGAGTTGTACTAAATGCAATAAATTCTAGCGTAACTCCGCTGTTTAATGTAAATGCTACGTTATTACCAGCAGTATTAATTTGAGCTCCTACGTTTGGGTAAACTCTTAATGCACTAGCTCCGCCATTTCTCACTATAATTCTTGTGCCTAGTGTAGGAGCCGGAAATCTTACTCCAGTGTTTGCTGAGACTGTTGTTACGTGATTAATAGAACTAGTCAAGAGTGTTGCATCAGCTTGAGTAGTTCCTGCTGCTGTTACAGTTGGACTAAGACCAAATGCAACAAAGCCCCCAATATTTACGTTGCCGTTAAAAGTACATGCTGTACTAGTTGTTGCGCCCCTAGCTGTAACAGTTGCTAATGTGTCGGCTTCAGCCGTTAAAAATCCAGAAGGTGAACCTCGTGTAACTGTTTGTACATGACCATAAGTATCAAAAGTAATACCAGTAACAAACTGGTTAGTTGCTGCTGCAACATCTGAAACAGTCGATGTATCAGCGTGATTTATAGTAACTGCACCGGTAGCAGCTGAAACTATAATAGCATTTCCAGATACTGCACTTGTTACACCACTGTTTGTAATAGTTGCGGTAGAACCTTCACCTGCTGTATGACTTATACTAATACCAGTTCCTGCACTAACATCTGCCATGTAGTTACCAGTAGTATCTGTACCTAATGCTACACTGTTTGCTGCAATAGTTGTAGCTACTGATACTGTGCCACTGGCTAAATCTGTTAACGTTGTATTTGCTGTACCAGTTACGTCTCCTGTTAGAGTAACAGTAACTACCGGATCGGGTTTGTTTGTTACATTTGTCCAATCTAAATAATATGTGCCATTTTGACCATCTAACAAATCAGCGTTTAGGTTTGTAACTAATGTTGTGCTAGCAACAGTTAACGGAGCAGTTCCTGTAGCTACTGTTGATACTAGTGCAGGCGCTGAAATATTAACATTACCGGTCCAGTGACCTGTAGAACTTATCCAATTAAAAGTTTTATCAGTTGTGCCTTTAAGAGTAATACCACCGCCGTCAGCAGTAAAATCAGTTGCACCGCTAAATGTTAATATTGCTCCAGCTGCACTGCCAGTACCAGTTAGTGCTTGGTTAACAGTAATTTGTGTGGCACTGTTTACTGAAACTACACGAAGTCCTGCAGGAATTCCTACTGTTCCAACTCCTGACGCTGCCACTATAGCCGATCCTGGAATAATATTAGCAGTACTTGAAAGAGCAGTAATTATTGCTGAACCAGCAGTTATTGTTGCTGTTGCGTTAAAATTTCCCGAGCCTGTTGCGCCAAGTTCAATATTTTTATCGTCAACGCTTAGGGTATTTGAGTTAACTGTAGTAGTTGTTCCGTTAACTGTTAAATTTCCGTTGATAACAATATCTCCAGGAACATCTAAACCAAATTCATTTAATGTTAATACAGTAGAAAGTGTATTTCTACTAGATCCTGCTGTGCCAGCTGGTCCTGTTCTAAATATAATATGGCCGCT